AGCTTAAGGTACCGTTCCGATAACGAAAGGGTACGCAGCAATGAAGTTTGAAAACATAAAGTCTTCACCAATCGCACTATATTCCAAAATAGGAATGGAGCGATCGGGTCCTCCCAAGGAGTAATCAAAGCGGTATCTACGTGTAGATTCACCATCAATGACTGAAATACTGGGGAAGTAATCTTGGGTTTGAGCAAAACCCCAGGTATTACTAGAATACCAAGGAATTTCATACTCAATTCCCAAATTGGTGTGCGGCATGTACATTACACCGCCAGTTTGGTTAAGATCCGTGGAATTGGTTCCAGGAAATAGGAAATTGGGAGCATAGCCTCCTTCAAAAAGAAGTGAGACAGAAACCGGTGCACTACCCACCGGCTCACTATCGTGAATAATGAGACGTTTACGAATTCCTCCACGCATTGCGAGATAGCAATATCTCAGATACGTGAAGAGATTTCTAAACAAACTTCCAGGATTGGAATACTCTCCGTAATTGGGATACGGTCTTGGAACAGTAGTCAAATCGCCTCTGAGGACTTTATTTGTCGTGGTGTAAGCGGTATTCACTTTGTAAGAAAGAGCAAAGCGTCTGAGATACGAACGAAAGCTTAGAGGTTCTTCACCAAAGTAGTGATCACTGAGCCCGACAAGACTCGCATTAGTGGGATTAAGAACCACCTTATCCGAGGGGTCACACGGGGACAAAGTAGACTCCGCGGTAAATTCCAAAGGCATTCTGGACATTTCCAGGACGTTAAAGTGCATATCGTCACTTCGCACGTACACATTCACACTAATGTCGCCACCGTCTGGTGACTGAAGCTTGGTTAAAGGCGTGAAATAAATGTATCCGTTACATCGCTTAAAAGCAAGTAAAGGATCAATAGAGCTCGCATTTGGAAACAGCATATCACTAGGCGGTCCTGTAGCTAACCATGGTCTAGCATTTGCCCACTTAACAGTGAACTCTATGCATCTCGTTTCTTGGAGGTCTATAGTTAAGAGATAATTCTTATTAGTGTCAAGGACCGTATCGATAAGATTATGCTGAGCAATATTTGGCTCATAACCTATCAACATCTTTCCACGATGATACATACTACAAACAAATTCCACGCGGTAAGTAATTTCGCCGCGCCAGAATTTGAAAAAAGAAGCGGAGAACGAGAGAGGCGAATTTGCCGACCAAATTCTATCTCCTGGAGCGGCTCCTTCAACTATAGTTCGTGCACACATTGGGGTTACCCCTATAACACGATTTGGTCCAGTGAGAGATGAATCTGCAGCTGTCCATGTAAAAGTGTCCAGCAACGACTCTCTGGAGCAGATACTCTGGATAACTAAATCATCCTTGTCAGAACCGCTGTTTCGCATATCAACAGACAATTCTTGTTTTGGATCAAGAACAATACGCTTTCCAGTATCCATACCGATAGAAACTGCAGCGTTCTGAAAAGGCTCATTCTTCATCCTCATAGGTTCGTCTATCAAAGTAGGATAAGACCAACCAAGAGCAGATGCTATGTCCGAAGCGCCGTCTAGAACTTTTCCACTGGCCTTTGCGTATGATCCAATAACAGGGTGAGCAGAAAGAGATCGAGCTGCTTCGCTCATACTCTTTGTAGCACTTGATATAGGTCCCGTAATCCTTTCGTCACTCTCTGTAGTGACTGCAATTTGGGTGGCCGTAGGTGAACCAAATTCAACGTCCTCCATCCATGCATATATGGCAATTGAGACTCCCGTGGAAGTCGCAGTCGTACTCGCCAAAGTATTAATACTTCGGAGGTATAGAATGCCCAAATCCGTTGCATCGTCATACGGACTAACCGCAGCTAGGACGTTAACATCATTGTTAAACAATCTCATAACAGGCTGGGGCGAAAGATATGGAATAATCATTTCTACAGGTTCATTAGCTATCACGTCACAACTCCTAGCATAGGGGCTCTGACTTAAGTAAACTAACCTGCCAAAATCGGAACCAGTTCCTGCCAACGTTGACAGATACTGCCAAGGCTCATTAGTGTAAGCGAAAGGAATATAAGAAAATATATACCTCCCATAATGAAAAGGCATTCCAGAGACAGAAATCCTAAGATGCAAATTAGCTCGTAAATAAGCCGTGTTCCGCAGCTTCGCTCTAACAGAGGGTTGACTGAGAAAGGCATCCCAAGGATTAATCGCATGAGAAAGTGAGAAACCTGGGGAATTGGTATAAAAAGCAATACGCACTGGCCTACTCAGGAAGTCTTTGATACTCAAAGGAACATCCTGTCCAACATCTACATTATCAGCTTTAATAGATGGCATTACATCCATACTACCTCCCGACATGTCTATCAAATTTTCATTCTTCACTTCGGAATCGGCTCCATCCTCTTCCAAGTATCCTTCAGCAGATTCAGAACTAAAACTTTGATGTCTCAATGCGGCACGCTTTAAAACAGCAAGCGATAGCGTCAAACCTTCAATTTTAGCTCTTTGTTGAAGAACCTCATCACAGTGTTTTCTATAGTCATTATCATTTCCATAATTTGACATAGAAACAACTTCAGAACGAGAAAGAAGATAAATCTCTTCTTTCTCATCCAACTGAGATTCTTCCTTTGCGGCATCTAATTGCTTCTGCAATTCAGCAATTTTACCGTTCATATAATATCTAAATTCAGCGGGCCAATTCAAAACAACGGGGAGATGGCTCATTTCTACACCCGCTTCGTAAGCGATAAGCATGTTCACAACAACAGTTGCTACTATTCTATGCTCTCGATACAGATACTTAATCATGTCGGGTTCGCTAAACGCCCGACGCATTAGAACTTCCATATCGTGCTGTTCTTCCTCCGTGACAGCCATTGACTCGGTCGTAAAAGTTGCAGGGCCGTACAAAGAATCATAAATCTCATCGTACCTCTGCAGAATGGGGTGATCAATATGATATTCATTCTTGAATATCTGCATCCCCCAATCTCGGATGTTATTAAACTTCTCTTTCGTCGCACGAAGAAAAATCTCTCGCAAAAACGAATTAAAAGCATTCATAACTTGATCTTCTTCACTAGCTGCTCTAGAGGGCAAGATCCACCCTATGGTCTTCTCAGTGGAATTAAGAGTTAAAGGCATTCTCCATCCTTCAGGAGATCGAATAAAAGATCGTCTAAGAAAACTAGCGTCGAGCAAGGTTACATGAGGTGATTCATGATCACCCTTTACTGCACTGGTGAATGTCATACCAAGTAGGTCCTTACACGCTCCAGCAAAATAAAAATTGTCAAACCAAAGGCATGAAGAATGAACGCCCACAAGCATATCATCTCCGTAAACAAGCATTACCAAAAACTCGAATGGATCTTTGCCTGAACCCTCAGGATGAGATATAAAGATAACTACAATTATAACAATTCCTTTAACAGAGTTGTCTTCCGCTGTCCCAAACTTACCAGAGGGAGTTATCATAGCCATTATTATGTCTCCAAGTATGTTAACAAATGGGTGCATAAAGTCGCTAAGAAGTCCATTTACAATCTTTAACGCGTTAACGGAATACCCTAGCGCTTTAAGAATTATCATGATAATGGTGTACGCAGCCCAAGTAATATCGGGACACATGGAAACATCATAACCTTGATAATCTCCTTCCACCAGTTTTGAGAGTTCAGCAGTACTACTAAACCGCAAAAGATGTTTAGCTATTGAATCTGCTTCGCGATGCGCATCAACACCAATAGCGCATCCAAAATCAAGTCGGTATTGCGCCATAAGAGAATAAAAAGGAGATAGAAATTGTTTAGCCACGACTAAACTATCTAGCATACCTGCATAAAATAACCTAGTTTTACCGGCCCTTGCCTTCTCAACCTGACGAGGTTCGTCTTTTGGAAGGCCAGTAAAGATGATAGGACAACTTTCACCTCTAAGATATTTCTCCTTACGATCGATTACTTTCTCCATGAGCTTATCAATGGGTTCATTAGAAATACCATCGAGAGATTCAAAATAAACTGATTTCTTTCCAGGATAACCAAATCCTCCACTTTTAGTGAGGTCTATTTTCCTAGTATAATAATCTTCTAACGCACCGTTAATAGCTTCCTTAAGCGATATGGGCTCCAATTTAGTAACACCATGCTTCTTAAGGCTTGATATCCATTTCCGTGAAATCAACCTAACTGCCTTTCGTAAAGTTTTGCGATTTGCAAAACCACGTGGTTTATTCATCTTGTTAATCGCAAGATTATAAGGTGAAATCCACTCTTTCTTAGAATTACGAAAGGGTCTCATCGGAGGGGGGCAAAATTCTTCGTCAGCAATAAACTCCATTTCTTCAAACAACATTGTAGGTATATGTTTATGGAAAAGAGTTTTCTTGAGTTTACTCTTCTGGTTAACCAGGATTGGCTTATCCAAAGTACCATATACCGAAATATTGCCCATATCTTCGAACCTCACCACACTCTTCTTATTCATTTCCTCTCGAAACGATAAATCTAACATACTCTCTGACGAAACTTTCATCATATTACTATCATCTACAAGTTTATCCAAAGACTGAACTAAATTATCAGGAACGGACGAAAACACAATAGTGTTACAAGTATCCCCGCCAGCCGCATGTATACCCACAATACTACAGCCACCCTGGACTTTTGCAACTAAAGGATTGCCACACTTGCCGCGCCCATGAGGAGCCACAACAGTCCAATAATCGTGCAAAACTATACCACGTGTGCTATCTTTAACTTTTAACACCTCTTTGTAGTGGGTAGTTTTTAACAACTCACCTTTGTATATTGACTCCGTGTTCCTAACTTGGTGAAGAGGGAGAAAATGAGACGAGATGTCGCAAAATTGGAATGAGGACAGCAAGATAAGAGTGCAATCATTACCAAGATCCAACATATCCTTGGAGGTAATATGAGAAGTTTTCCATGACGAGTTATCCAAATCATGGAGTTTGACTTGCACTTCTAAATCGTTCAACCCCATAAGAGCATGCGTATTAATAAGTGCTACGTTACCTCTCACTCCTAGAATGTGAGTCCTCCTTTCCTTATTCTCACTTCGCCAAACTACTCTAGCTGTTTTAACGTTGCGAGCCACTTTCTGAAAAAGGCTTTTTAAATCAGAAGTATGTTTTGGGATAGGGCCAGTGACCACATTCCAAGATAGGGGTGTTTCTCTGAACCTAATGAGTGTACTTCCAACTTCAGCTTGAGCATCTATTTCGGAATTGCGAGCAGTAAGAGCCACACTAGCCTCACTATTGACCTTAATTTTGCTTTTAGAGAAAAGCTTAAACAAGACAACAGTAGTAATAGCAACTCCTAAAACAGAGAGAACGTTGATATGCGCCGGTAAAACCATTATATCTGCACAATCATTGGAAAAGCGATTTGAAAAATAGCTCCATGAATTTCTCAAAGAAAGAACTGAAGCACGATAATCTTCACGCTTTCTACGAAGTTCCCAAAGTTTATACGGAGCAGCAGTAACCATTGCAGCAAGCATAACCAATAAGCTTGCTGTATAGCCGGTGACAGCGTAAAGAAGCAAGGCTAAGATGAAGAAAGCCCACATATAAGGATTAAACAACTGAACTTTATTTCCACTATGAAGATAAAGATCTATGCCACTATATACACATTTAAATGAATCAGTAACAATTGGCACTCCCGCACTGACGATTGTATTGCCAGTTTGAAAATAACGACGGCCAGCTTCTTTAAAGTAGTAACTCTGCTCTTTCACAGTTTTATGTATCTTCATGATTAAAACTTCGGGGGTAAAACCACCTTGAGTTTTATAGAGTACATAACAAGCTAAATCTTTAAAGGATTTGGCTGGATCATATGATTCAGAAGTAAATGAAAGATCACTACTTTCACTATCAGATTCACTCGAGTCCGTTACGTAATCGAAGGGAGCTGGATCATAACTTTTTTCATCGTCACAATTATCGGAGGATGTTTTGAGAATGAATTCCTCAACAGTTTTCCCAGTAGTATTTTCAACCATTTCCTCAGGAACGTGACAATGTTTAGTTAAAAAAGGGAGCTGTTCGTTGATCACTTTTTGAACCATAGTTTCGCGATTGACATAATCATGAACATATTTACTAAACAATCTAGTAAAGTCTGCGCTATTTTCGGCTCTGAAAACTTCTCTATTCTCACAAACAATCTTGTGAGGAGTGTTTTCATTTTTACCAGCATTCCTAGGTATTTCCTTGCTAACTGTATAGCTCCACTTATCAAGAAATTGTTCTGGAGTACCTTTTAAAGGATCCAACATACAACTATTACTAACCCGAAATTCGGGTTTAACTAAAGGTTCTATGTAAAGAAACCTTCTGCGAAAAGCTGCGGGATTCTTTTGAATAATCTCTAATCCCATACTCTTCTCGTTCGTATCTATAATAATCAAGCCTGCTAAACAAAAAATCTTGCCCTTGTTCTCAAACGCCATTGGGACAGCGTAAGGTTGAGAATCTATGACACTAGTTAATTCAGCAATTGCTGGATCGCCCTTTTCCATAACTTTATCAGATTTTGCACCAATTTCAGATATATGGACAATGTGATGTATATCAGGATCAAATCCTTCCCAAAAGTCTTCAGATGGTGTTCTATGGAAAATCATCTCGGAAGTCCAAGGAACTCTCATAACTTGAGAATAGATAAATGCGATCATAGTTATGATCGTACTCTTTCCAATTCCAGGAGGGCCTGATATACAGATGGCTAAAGGGGTGGGACGAGATCTGGATTGCAGTTGAGAACGTAGCATAGGCAAAGCTATTTCCATTCTACGTAAAGCATTGGTAGTTTCTTCATAATTAGGTCTCAGAGGACTTAATTTAGTTGAGGCCACTTTAAGGAATTCCAGTATCTTTTTCCCTTCCTTTACATGAGTTTTAATGTGGATCTTACCTTCAGGTGGTATACCTTGAACGACAAGAGCCAGATTATCTATCCACTCCCTAGACTTTCTAATATAAACAGTTAGAGGATCTTTGGAGAAAAAACAATCTTCCACAGGGTACCCCCTTATGATCATCTCACCACTACGGATGAGTTGCGACAGGGAATTGAGAATATCCTGTGCACAATCAAGTATAGAGTTCTTCTTGTTAGCTTTACCTATTAATGATTCAATACTCTTTGAGCTGTCCTTCTCGAACATTCCCAAAGAAACCAGGGATAAAACAAATTTCTTAAGTGACAAATAAACATCACTAGTAAAAAACCTACCACCCCACGAAAGGATCGTATCGAAAATTCTTGAAGGACTAAAGCCTGGAAACATATCTTCCAGGTCCTGTTCTTCAACTAGATCAGGATCGAAAAGATCAGCTTCTTTATCTCCTGATTGGGCGGTAAAAGAAGCTTCCTCCTTATCACCCCTCAATTTGGAAATGAGATCGCTAACTAGAAGAGTAAAAGCAGACCCAGCCATGAGAGAGTATATTGTTTTACGCGAACTGCGCAGACCCCAAGAACTCAGATAGAGATAAGAAGCGGACATCACAGACGTCGAAGTTTTACACTCCAATAAATTGGAGATAAAACAGATGAGGGTGATGGCGGGATCGCTATCGTCCATAAGAGAAGCAATTTTCTGCAAAACTCGCGTTGAGGGAGTATTCTTTTTCTTATGATCTTCTTCACATAAGGCGAAAAGTTCTTCAAGAGTACTGTTTGAATCAACGCTATCATCATAAGGAGAAGTAAGGGCTTCAGCCGTAAAAGAAGCATCAGCTCTACGTTTTTTGGCGTTAGCCTTTCTTCTTTGACGTCTTGATTTCTTGTTAGCAGAAATTTCAAGAACTCTCAATTGTTTCTCTTCTTTTCTAATCCTCCGACGTCGCATATTGCGATCATGGACTCTCTGAGCAATGATGTCTTTATTAGACGTCAGAGGTAATGGAGTGGTCTTACCTGAAATGGTAATTTCCACTTTTAAATCCTCTGAATCTTGTTTAGCTTCATTTTTTGGAAGTTCTTTAACTTCTTCTTTCTGAGATTCTTTGATACTCTTCTTGTGCTCTTTCCTTCGAGCAAGTGATTTGCGAATAAGCGCATTGTCGGTCTTCCTAGCTACCAGTTCCTGCTTTCTAGCAGTCTGTTTAATTCTTCTGTTGGAAATCTGTTTAGACTCTTTCTTTTCTTCAACAAAAGTAACTGGTTTAAGGTTGACAATTTTATTCTTACGATTGATCTTTATTTCGTCTAACTTAACTCTCTTGGAGTTAGTCGTTTGCTCAACTCTCTTAGCATTGATGCGTTTGCTTTCAGTTTGCAACTGAATGGCTTTAGCACGCGCGTCCTGGACCTTGCTGATGTCGTGGACGTCGCCAGGATCTTTAAGAAAATCTTTATAAGAAAACCTGCGATGATACTTAACTAGAGTGAACGGCTTTGAGGACCGCTTTGATTCACTCTTTGCGTGTTGAAAGAGTTGATTTATAGCACCTTTCAATTTAGGAGCTCTAACGAAAGTCAAATCTTGCATGTCTTCATCGGGAACATTACTGGGAATGTAAAATAAGACATTGTAGCTATCGGCTCTGTCGATAGCATGAGTGAGCTTGTTCTTCTTCTCAAGAACAGCCATTTCGTGCTTATTACCAATCGTGGTGATTGTGTAAGTGAAGTCGCGAGGGACCAGGGCACGTTTCTTATACTTGGGAAGCTTGCAAATTTGGGATGCAATTTCTTTAATACTATTGGCGTGAGCGCTTGACAAGCGCTTTCTATCGATAGTCTTAAGTAAATTCCATGGGGGCAAATTAACAGTTACAGTAGTAGTAGTTTTGACCCGTTCAGGAGTAGGGTCGGGTTTTGGTAAGGAAAATTCCTTAGCGAGAAGCATATCATAATCAAGCTCCTCATTCTCGGTTAATTCGGGACCACCGAGATAATCCTCTTCATACGGATGTTCAGCAGACAAGACATATGCGCGATGTGAAGGGGAGTCTACACTCTTCACACCAATAAGTCGATATTTAAAGACCAGACAAAGCTATGGTCCCTCACGTCAATGAAGTTGACGTCGTGTAATGTGGCTACAAGGTGCATTAAGATGCACTCCCCGATTACAATTATGGGGATCGGAAAAACCGGCCGGGAGTTCGCTTCAAAAAGAAGCGCGACACTTTAAAAGTGCCGTATCATACCTTACAAAGTTGTAACTTTGAAGGGATCAGCTATGATAATTGATGCTGATCATTAAAACCTTTTAGGCTAGCTAAAAGGTATTCGATTTCACTTAAAAAGTGAAATCGGTCAACCTGACATAGAAGTCAGGATGACTGTCATTTTTAAACTTGAGATGACAATTAATTCAAGTACAGATAACAAAATGTTATCGGTGATAAATGTTTTTAAAGATTAACATATAATTCATGTAATTCAAAATTATTTACCTAAGATAATACAGCATATAAACTGTAGGTAATTAGGTTGTATATTTTGAAGAATCATGTTGTACATGTTTTTAGAAATTAACAAATATCAATGGCATTGACTAGCAAATACCATTAAGGGGCGGACATAAG